CGTACACGCTGCTATGATTGAGGCACTCATGACTAACCATGGTATAACCTGAATCCATCCTATAATCCACTGTAAGAATCCTAACATTCTTCTCTCCTTATCCTCTTGCGAGGCTTGCCCCTTAAAAGGGGTCTTTGTAACCTTCTATACTGGAAATACGTAAGTCCTCCCATCTATTAGTATCTAGGCGATATAATAGTATAGAGTCCGAATCGGACTGGTTAATTTGCATTGGAACAACATCAGCTCTTAAAGTACAGGGTATGCTATATTGCTTCCCAGACTTTAAACTTGTAAAACTTACTTCTACAATATGTTGTTGTAATAAGCTTTTTAGTTTATTAAATTCTATCATTTAGTAATTTTTCGATCTCTGAGAGTTTTTCTCTAATTAGTTTTTGTTTTTCTACTATCTTATCGAGTTCTTCCTCGAGATCTTCGAGCCAGTCTTCGTTTTCTTCGAATCGTCCTTGAACTAAGGGGTTCTTCTCGAAGAATTTTGCCCCTTTCATCATAAATCTGTAATTGTTAAACATATACCACCAGCTACGTATTTTGCTCAACATAATGTACTATGTCTCCTGGTGTGCGAAGTAATTCTATATCTTTGTCTTTTATATCCATTTCAAACCATTCCTCTACATCCATGATAATCTCTATCATATCTAAACTGTCTGCTCTCGTTTCATCAATAATATCAGTTGTCATACTAATATCATGTCTATTTAATTGATTTTCTACTATTCTTAATACTTTACTACTTGTCGTCATTCGTATTTAGTGGTTCAGTTGTTACTTGTCTGTAGTATACTACTACATCTTTTAATTCAGTTATATATCTTTGCAACTCTTTCATGTTCAATGACATTACTTCATAGTCCGGTACTGTCATTGCTAAGAATACTAACTCTCCTTCTTGATCTCTAATCTTATTCAACTGATCTTCCCAGTTATCTGGGTTTACAACTATCCATTGAGGAGCTGTAAGGTCTAATTCCCGAGGCATGATCGGTTGAATGATCGTCCGTTGCATAGGCTTTGCTGTTACCTGTATCTCTCTAGTTGGAAGTAGGCTGCAGCTGGAGACCATCGTCAAGATTGTCAACGGTAGCACTAAGCTTTTCAATGTTTTCAAATGCGTGTCTTGTTCCATTATTTATTTTCCTTTCCATTTCTACTGGATCTTCCAGTATTTTTGCTGTTAATTTATAGTTCTTTATAAAATCACTATACCTGTTTAATTCTCGTTGTATCTCTTGACTTCTTAAAGTCTGAGCCTGTAACGCTTCTGTTTGCATACTAAAGTCAGCTTGCATTGTAGCGATAGCTTCTTCTTGAGTTGCTATTGCTCCCTCTAATTTTGCGTTGTTTGCCTTCAATGTTTCATTTTCAGAGTATAGCCAATAGCTACCTGCTCCGAGTACTAAAACGAAAGCTAATAACATTTGATTCATTACATTTCCTCTATTTTGTAGTTAAGTCCTTCTGCGCCTTGAAATTCTACGATTTCTCCTTGCTCAGTTCTGAACTTAAGATGGTTTGGTTTCTTTACTAGGAACTTTCGAACAATGAAGGTCTGATCATCAGAGTCCCCCCATATTTGATTGTAACTCACAGTCAATGTATATAGGGTTATAAATTTGCTTTTTAATGCAATCCATAACCTTTTCATTGTTGCGAAGAATTTTTTTATTTTGTCCATTGATTCTACTCTCTAACTGGTTTAATTTATGCCAATTTGCTATTTCTATACTACGAGTTATTTCTAACTCTTTAGCGTGTTTTTTTCTATCATGTATACTTATAGAAATCAGTGCTACTATAATGAGTAGCACTATAATTCTTTCAATTAAGTTCCAGTTGATGTGCTTGTTCCTGTACCTGTTCCTGTACCTGTTGTTGTACTAGTAGCAGTAGCAGTCGTTGTAGCTGTCATTGAATTAAGTTCAGCTATAATCTGTGCTGTAATCGTTGACGTATTCGTAATCGTACTTGTACCTGTGCTAGTCTCTACACTTTCGATTGAAGCGGGTTGAGTTGCAGGAGTACAGTTGCTTTGACATTCAAAGCCTACTGCTTGATTAAAGGTTGTACCTACTGGAGCAATTGGATCAACATCACTTGGTTGGTTATTATACCCCCAAATTAATGCTATCAATAATAATATATCCATGTTGTCCTAAATGTTTGACCAGTCCTTGTTTTCAAAAAGCAGTGCTTCTGCCTCTCGTCTTCGAACTAATCCTTGTAATACTTTGCCGCCTGCTTTATTCCAGCGTTTAATCTGGGCAGGGACGCCTGTGTAGTCTCCACTATTTAATACTTTTAATAGTGTAGAGCTATTTAAATTGGTTGGACCGAGGTTGAATGTCCATGATACTAATGCATCGAACATACACTGGTCGAGTGAGATGGTAACTTGATTCAGAACGTGCTGTTCATACTCTGTTAATTCGTGTACTAACATTTCTTCTGCTTCAGGTTTTGTTACTGACATTCCTTCCTTGACACCTTTGATATGACCATAACCTATAGTCCATATTCCAACTGCATCTTGGTATGCTTCTAACTCGCAACCTTCAAATTTTTTAATGAGGGATATTCCCTCTTGTGATATTTTCATAATGTAAAACTTTCTCCACAACCACAACGGGCTGTCTCTTGTGGGCTTTTGATTTCAAAATATTCGTTTAACCCATCTTCTGTCCAATCAATTTCAATCTGATCGACATAACTAAATGTCATTGGGTCTACAGCGATTAAGCCATAGAACACCGCATCACTTGATGTATTTGGTTCTTCCAAATAACTCAAGTCATACGCCCACCCATTACATCCGTTTGGTTTCATACTTAATCGTAATCCCCAAACCATTTTATTTTTAACTTTTGCTTTTAATTTTTCCAAAGCCTCTGCACTTACTATAACCATATTTTGTAAATTAATGCGAGTGGGCAGTTGCCTGCCCTCTCGACTTAGGTATTTGACTAGTATCTAAACTAGAGGTGCTGCACTGGCAATAATTGCCAATCCAAATAAGCACATTAAACCGACCATTGTTGCCGCATCCTGTACATCCTCATATTTTTTTACTTGTCTAAAACTATTTCTAATTGCTTTCATTTTATATCCAATACTTTACGATTGGAGTTCGGAGTTTTAGACAGCGCGATAGTCAATAGTCCATCTGTTAGTTCGACATCGTCCACTTTTAAGTCAGCGTTCAGCATAAACTTTCGCTCAAAAGATTTAAGACTAAGACCTTGATGAGAAAATCTTTCATTCTCACTCAATTTCATTTCTTTTTTCCCCTTGATGAGCAACTCATTATCATCATGAATTAACTCAAGTTCTTGTTTAGACCAACCCGGCACTGCAACTTCTATTCGAAAGTTGCCTGTTTCCGTGTTCTCTACAATGTTATATCTTGGATATGATGTATCAGTGTTGTGTAACAACCACTCATTGTTCATACCAAGCCAAAATTTACTAATATCAATCGTCATATTATTTCTCCTAATTTCCTTTTCAGTAAAACTATGTCCACCCTTACGGTGTAGACGCCATTGTGCAAGAAACCCTTCTTACACTTAACTATATTATACTAAAAATGAAACCAAAAGTCAACAACTATTTTTTGGTTAGTCATCGAAATCAATCTTGCCCTGCTCTTTCATATAATCCAGCGTGCTACCGATTCCATCCTTTTTACCATGTCTATATGCAAGGTATGTGCTTCCCATAAGTATTATTAAGTATGCTATATCTATTTCCATAATTTTTCTCCATAACATATATTATACTAAATCTGTAACCTTATGTCAAGTACTAAATTAGGGGTATCTAAAAATAGTTGTTGACACATGGTTTTGAATTTGGTATAATAACTCTATGAAATTATATAAAAAGGGCAAGTGGTCTGCTAAAGAGCGGCAGGTTCTTAAAGATTTATATAACAAATTACCAATAACCGAGTTATCTACTAGACTTCTTCGAAAACCTACTAGCATAACTTCACAAGTAAACTATCTTCGCAAAAGAGGATGGGCGTTTCACAGGAGAACAGATGGAAGTAATTGAATTCCCACGAATGAAAAAAGCAGATGATATTAGCGAGAAACTTCTTGCCGTAGTCATTGTCGAAGCACAAAAGTTAGGTCTTAATACTACTGACCAAGACTTCGTGTTTGACATGGCATGGGTTCAAAAGTTTATCAAAGCTACTGTCGATAATCAATGCAATATTGCAAATGATCTGTGCCGCCTAACAAGAGCACAGGGTTTAAATGAAAGTTGAGGTAAAAGGAGGATCAGTTGAACGAGCAATTCGTCAGCTTCGAAGAAAAACAGATCATGATGGTCTAAAAGAAAGAATAAGGGAACTCGAATTCTACGAGAAACCAACAGCTAAAAAGAAACGCATGAAAGCTGCAGCACAAAAACGCCAAGAAAAGCTCACTTCCGAGCATAACAGATACTTAGTACGAAGACCACGGCATAAGAGATAGTCTTAAAATCGAACACATTTTACCACTATTCGTTTTCATACTTCGATTTACAACTTCCCACCAACACGACTAGCAATCATAGCCATTGCAAACACACAGCATAAAGATTTTTAGTGAAAGCAGAATCAAAAGAGGATCTTTTTCTGGTAGTAAAAATAGCTAGAGAAACACTAAAAATGTCTACCACTTTCTAGATATATAAAATAAATTATCATTAACTAGAGGTAAACGAAAACACAAATTCATACCCCATGGAAAAATGTTTCTAGCTTTTTTGATAAAGTTGTGGTATAATATTATTACTAATTAAGATAGTTACTCCGACAATCATTGATTTATCACTCATGCAAAATGAGCCTCAAGCATCATTCCTTCGTAAATGAGATCTGGAGGTAGCGTCAGCGCACCGCAAGATCACAACTACGGAGTTAATGCTATTTAGGCGATTGCTTACGATATATCTTATGTCAACTATATTCCTCAAAGAAAGTCAACTATCTTACTTCGACTTTCTTCCAATCAACAACTTTTCAACACTTAACTACAATTGCGCCTGACCGAAAATTTATTTTTACCTATATTTAAGAGATTTAAGTGTATTTGTTACTTACTATTATGGGTTTACATATAAGTTATGTGGGTATATCTACAAGTTTATCGAAATTATCCCTAGTATGTTATACACCCGCTATGACTTGAGTCATGGTAGCGGATTGGAACACCCGCTATGACTTTTGAATTATTGCTGAATCATCCGTAGATTTGTAACTTGAGTTGTGAAGGTTATATTCTCATCCTTCAAAGTTAACGCTAGTTGATTCTGCAGTTGAGGTTCTGGTTTTGGACTAGAGATAACCTCAAAATACTCTCCATGTTCTGCTATAATCTTGCGAAGTTTGTCATTCTTAGGGAATATCTTCGCATATCTTTTATCTCTGCTCATCGTGTTCAACTCCCACTGATTCTATAAGTGCGTCTAGTAGATTTTTTAAGTCAGCCTTTGGAGCTTTCTCTAACCCGCTCAGTTTCGTACTATCTATATCCAACATACTTGATACTGTTTCTACTAACTCCTTCTTGGTTACTGGATCTTCGCCAGCCTTGGTTTTATAGACAGTTTTCTTATAAACTCCTTCTCGGCTTAGCTTTCCTATAATAGATTTTACACTCTTATTAAGTTCTTCTGCCAAGTTATCAACAGTTTTCCTACTAGGATCATCCTTATAAGCATCAACCATATACTTAACTTGTTCTTCTGTATAGTTTACACTCACGCTAGTACTCCTTTGTTTCCGAACTCTTCTAAAAAGGCTTCCTGCTCTTTAATAATCACTTCAACTTCTGTAGATTTCATACTCCATGTCTTACTTAGACTTCGTACTATAGCTTGATGTCCTAAACCTTCTGCTATACCCATCTCATAGTCAATGTGCATACATATTTTTGTTCCTTCAGATACCTGCATTTGCACTCTCCCTAGACATTTGGTCAATACAATCGTCTATAGATAGCAATGGACTTGTCGAAACTTCTTTATCTTTAAAACCTTCTTTACTCCAGTGCTCAGTATCTACACTACCATCATTATAAGTAGTTGTCCATGTCTTGACTCCTTCTTTCTTAGCTATCATCATGATCTCTTTAGTTTGTTTTGCCCATATCTCTGCATTAAGTACTTTTCTTCTATACTCTACTATTTTACTATGTTGGCTCATCATATGTCTCCTTGCTCTCGCACTTCACTTCTTGCTGTTTCAAAGCCATTCGGATATCTAGCCTCTAGTTTTTTAATGTTTTCGTCCATTACTTCGTCAGGTGTATAACCTAAAGCTATGCAACCCTGAATCCAGTACCAAAGTATGTCGCCTAATTCTCTTTTCATATGAAACCTGTTGGCTTCATTGAACTCTTTTCCTTGAAATACCATTTTCTTTAGTATTTCTGTAAACTCTCCACTCTCTGCCAACATACCGATAGCACTTGTCAAAACTCTCGGCACATTGATATTATCTTTTGCCTCTAGTTCGCTTGTACTGTTGATAAACGCCATGAATTCTTTAGATTGTTTACTTGTAGTTTTGTCTACAAACTTAGCATAATCATTTATTTTACTCATCTTATCTCCCTAGTGTTTTTAAATCTGTTTCGGTTATATACTGATAACCACCTTTGTTGTAGGTAATACCTACTTGCTTTTTTCTTTGATTAGCAATCGTTTTTGCACTATTCTCTCCACATACTAGGCATACTCTGTATCCTAACTCCCATCGTGCTTCGGGTATTCTATTTCCACACCTACACAACATCTGCGATAGTCCTTATAAAGTCTGTAGACTTGATAGTTTTACCACTAGCTAAATGAATGTTCATCCATCGTGGGTTCTTTTTCAAGAATACTCCATGCCATTGGTTGATGTACGCTCCTTCCTCAGATACTTCTGGTGGGGTAATGCGTGTAATAGTGCTGTCATTGGCTTTCATGCCAACAGCGTAATGTTTAATTTTGCGTGTATACATAATTTCTCCTGTTGTTAAATACAATACTATACTTTGAGTATTAAGCCTTTTAGCTTAGAAAGTATACTATTGTACTCAATGGTGAGGGCTACAATTTCTTCGTTTAGTTCATCTAACTGCTCAAGCATAGTCTTTAAGTCGTCTTCGACTAGTTCGAGATGATGATTTAGTATATCTATCTCCTCTTGCGTGTTTAGTTTGTCCTTGCTAGGAAATTGTATAAGTTTGCCCATATTAATGTCTTGGTTTATTGTTGTTAATGTAGATGACCATTCCAATGAATAGTATTACTACTGCGATTTCGGTAGCCATACTAACCTTAATCCTCGTCGTGCAATTTCGTTTCTGCACTTTACTTTTACTTTAGGCTTCGTGTAGTCGCCGTTGATTGCTTTCAGTAGTTCTACTACTGGTGTTTGTTTTAGATAAAAGTGCTGCCACTTCTTTACTGGGCTAGCAGTATTCATCTTTTGTCCTCGCACTCCTCTTGGGAATACTCTTTCACTTGGTTTAAATTTAGCTGGCATTGTGTTCTCCTCTCATTCTGTTGCTTAAAAATTGTTTATAGTTGGCTCGTTTTACGACTGAGTCTGCGTCGAATTCACTTCTTAGTCTTAGGAAGGTAGAGTACTTAACAAAGTGTCCCTTATTCATATATAGATTGAAGTCTGCTGGTCTGCCTGTGGCTATCAGTTGTCTCTGGCTTTCATGTAGTTTTATCACTATCTACCTCGCCCTGCCATTTTCTTCTCGACTTTGCGAGCGGTTGGCATCTTTACAATTCTTACTGTGCCTACGCTTGTTTCTTGGATTGCTTGTTCTTTGACTTCTAACTTAGCGAATGAACCTTTCCAGTATCCGATGGCTTGTCTGCGTTGTAATTCTTTTCTAATCATAGCTCCACTGCTACCTTGCTCGTCCTCGCGAGAATGTAGGACTAAGTTGTCCATGTTCATAACTTCTAATAGTTGCATTTTGTACTCCTGTGTTTTGTTTTGCGTCTGTACTTAGTTCGATCTCGCTGAACTTTATGTCCGAACAGCGTGTCAACAGAGAATAGCTCTTTGAAGACTCTCGCTACTAAGTTTTGTTTCTTAACTTTTTTCATAATATAAATATTATACAGACATTTGAGATAAATGTCAAGAATTTTTTTAAGTTTGGGTATAAAATTTTGATGTGGGGGAACTGGAGGGAATAAAAAACCCCTCGAACCTTGCTGTATGTACATCTCAAAGGAACGAGAGGGAAAATGTTAATATTGCATCTTTTATATACTTCACTTCACCACTAGAAGTATTAAACTGAGTGGGGCAAGTTACATCCTTTTAGAATGAAAAGGAGAACTGCCAACAAAAAACATTCTATATATGTAGATTTACTACTTGATATCAGACTCTGCGTCATCTGACATGTGCCCGCCATCGCGAACAGGGGACTTATGCAGGAGGCAGTAGCCGAGTAACTCAAAGACTTACCACTACTAGTTGCTATGTATTTATTACTCGGGTCGTAAAGCTCTTCCGAGGGTGTTGTTTACGCAGACCACCTGCGAGGGTCGATTTAAGGCTCTGTTCCTACTACCTATTCCTGTATACAGGTTTGATACTATGCTCTCATTACTTGACGGGATTTATTTACTTAGTCCGTGTTCACCGACTAACACCTCGCACTCTGAGTATCGTTTTTATACTATCGTCGCCTTTGGGTACAATAGTTGTAGTAGCCTGTTTACGCCCTTTTCGTAGACCGAAGAATACTAGTCTGGGACTTACTTACTTAGTTTTACTACTAAAGTATCTGGAATGTCTGTCTATCGTTAGCTGTAAGCCTAGAGTTGTACAGTATGACCTTTAAATACAATTTACCTTACTACTCACATACTGCCATATCTGGCTCGGAATTTCGTAGGATAAGCACTCCATCGAGTGTCTAACTTTGATACTATGCTCGCATTACTTGATGGGCTTGACAGCTAAAGCTGAATCGCACCTCGCACTCTGAGTATCGGTTAAGAGCGTAGTAGCCGTTCTTATGATAGATCTACTACTGAGGACTTAGTGCCGAGGAAGTTTACACAGATTGGTTACTGAGACCTGTTAGACTTATTGCCTTACTCTTAAGAGTATGCAGTCGGGTAGCGAGGTTTATTTATTGGCTCCGAACGCTCGTTAAAGTCTTATAACATCATAGCTCAATCATTTCTTTTTACCTGTACACGCTGAGGTTTCCCTGCTACATACTATTAAAAGTGCTGTTTTCCTACTCGTAGTTTAAAAGTCGGTTCTGTGGAAAACGCTGCATAAAGTCAACGCCGACTGGATCACAATACTGTCGTGTATTGTCCGTTAATCACGGGTGGTTACGCCTCGCTAGGTTCACATTGCAATGCTACTACTAACCCTCACGCCGACCTTCTCATACTGCAGTAACGGGTCGAATCATTACTACTGGGGATTGGGCGATTGATAGTCCAACCTCTTTACCTTCCCTCAATCACTTACGGGGAGGTTGCCTTCGCACATAGGTTTAGTACCAATTTACGAAACGAAGGGCTTCTCACATTCAAAAGGAGTTTTTCCTTTTTTTCGATATAAATATATTATACCGAAACTAAAACCATTTGTCAAGAAAAATTTTGATTTATTTATCTTGATCTACCTTGACAAATGGTGGTTGATTAGGTCAACCACTCCTCGAACAGTTTGTTAGCTGATTGTGTCGATCAATCTTTGGAGGTCAGCTTTGCTGGCTTTCACTAGGGAAGGTAGTTCAATGTCCAGAGTGTTCTGTATAAGTTGCACTAACTCTGCTTTTCTGACGATTGCTTCGCCAGACTTTGTTACTCTTGGCTGTGCTTTGTATACGCCTTCTCTTGAAAGTTTGGCTATGACACTTCTAGTGTTTTTGCCTAGTTCTTTTGCTAGCTCTGCTACTGTTTCTTTAGTAGGGTTAGCTGTGTATGTTTCGACCATTTTGTCGGTCATCGCTTGTGTGTAGTTGGCTGTTGCCATGGTTTCTTTTCTCCCGATTAGTTTGTTGTAAAGTTGTTTAATTGTCATTTTTTTTTCTCAATATAAATATATTATACTGAATTTTTTGTTATTTGTCAACCCTCTGAAGTGAATTCTTGAACATATTTTCTTCGATCAAAGCCTGTTGGTTCATGCCTGTCCAAATTTTAATTTGGTTTGCCTGCCACTTCTCATATTCATGCAGTTGCTTTCTTTTGCTTAGCCTAACAGCCTCACTTGATCGTCGTTGCCTTCTTCTCGTCACATTCATGTAGAGTTTCCGTTACCCCAGTAGATTTGCTACCAGAGTCATGAGGAGGATCCAAGTTAGTGGGTGTTTCAGTAAGAGTACCCAGTTAATTTGTTTCCACTTCCTCTTTCGTTTTGTAATGCGTTCCATTTCTTGGGACACATTCCATCTTTTTTTCATATACATATTATAACAATTTGGAATACTCGTGTCAAGAACTATTTTTCTCTGTTGTGCATCCACTGTTTTCATATCTGTATTTTCCTTAAAAGATACATATATTATACAGAAGCCATAATCTCTTGTCAATATCTAAATTACAATTTTAGTCATTAATTTACGCTAGCGAACTCCGAGGGGCGGGACGCGAAATATCTCCATCTTCGTGGAAATTTCTCGCAAAAACGCAAATAATTGTCATAAATTTACTCAAAACTATATACACCCGCGCAAATTCGTGTTAAAATATAAATAGACTTATTACTACCCCGCTTTGGCGGGTGCTTCATTCGTGTACTTAGGTTGCATACTTTGTTTTTGCACTTTGGCGCAGGGAGCATGAGTCTTGCTTCACTTTTGCACTTTGGCGCAGAGAGTACCCGCGGAAGGCTATATAAATCGTGTATAAGTGCCTGTGGTGGGCATAAACTGGCGAGGTAGACCCCCATATTAAATTTAAGTGCCTAATTTGCATTTATGTATTGACCCCGCTGGATTTTTGTGGTATAATCGGCGCAAATTGAAAAAGCGACATTTGTCCCCTAATTTATTTTCTTTAATTTCACTTTTCCTATTGCTTTGCTAGAAAATGTCTGTATAATATATTACATATTCAAGAGGAGATAAAAATGACAGACAAAAAAACAACAAAAGTTCTCGAACCAACCAAAGCGGCTTTGGTGAGAGAAGTGGAACAAAAGTTCCGTCTTAAAAAATTCGAGCTAGACAGCTTGGAGAGAGCAAACAAAGCGACAATTGTCAAATTGTTAGCCCTAAGATAAGGCGAGGGGGACGAGAGTCCCCTTTTTTTGGTTTAAAAATGATAGTAAGTGCTTACTATCGCTGCAGCGGGGTCGAAAAAGAAACATATGTCGGGTTTGCTTCGCATAATAGGAGACAAGTGTCGAAAAGTTTTTTCATTAATTTACGAAAATGTATTGACCCCGCCAGATTTTTGTGTTATAATAGGCGCCGCCAGGCTTGTAGACTTCGCTTCGGCACTTCGCTTTAGCACTTCGGCGCAGAGGACTTAGATTAGAAACTTCACTTTTGCACTTTGGCGCAGGCGGGAGTTGTCGATTGCTTTGTTTTAACACTTTGGCGCAGGAGGTTTCAGAAATCCGACGGATGTCGGGACATTTGTCGAGATAAAAGGGAACATTTGTCCCATTCTGGAAATCGACAAAAGACGGAACATTTGTCCCATTGTGAATAAGTCTGTGAATAGTGGGGATAACTTAGGGAACAGCCGTTCCCTAATATTACTCTGGTAATATTAGGGTATGACGTTTTAAAAGTGTCATACTCTGGGCTAATAGAGTATGACGAAGTATGACATTATTTTTTAGTCATCCTTTGACGGAAAGGGATTGTCCCTTGTTCCGCATATCGAATAAAATCCGTAACCATAACAGCTCGAACATTCATCAATACCAGTAAAACCACAACCGCCACAAATCTCGCAAGGGATTCTGACTTTAAGCGGATCGCCTGTTTTTTCATTTTCTGCATCATACATATTTCACTCCTTTTTTCTGAAAATGCCTTCTAGCTTTCGCCATATATAAATGAGCATTTTCTGGTTTCCATGTCATTTGAACATTTCGCATACGCTCGACCACATCAGAAGTCTGGCCTGTTGTAAGTCGCTGCCCAGAAATCCACCAGTCCCATGTTCGATTTGGCGATTTAGATAACTCGATTGGATTCCAGACAACAAAGGCTCTGGAATGTAAGCGATCTAAAATTTCATGCCCTGAGCGTTCGACTGCTCTGGCATGGCGTAAAGATTTACATGGCAAAGCCACATTAATATTCATGACCTTATTATAAGATCGCCGCCAATGATTAGAAGTGATCCCAATAGTTACACAATGTTCCTCGCCTTGAATAAGCGACCAACCCACATAGACAAAATAGTCTTTCATAATTTTTCTCCTTTTAATTAATGAACCCCAAGTATAGCAAGATTCCAGATAAACCTAAAGCATTGTATGTATATACAGTAGGCAATCTCTAGCATTAAAAGACTAGTATAGCAAATTTTTCGCATATATCCTGTCACATGATTTGACATTCATATATAGGATGTGGTAAAATCGGCGCCGCCAAATGAGAATCATTCTCATTTGGGATTTTTATGTTTTTTGGGATTTCCTGGTGGTCTCTTAAATCGTCTCACCTTAAAATTTGTTTATCTTGTTAAACTTTGTTTATAAACAAATTTTAAGGTGTGTTGGCTCAAATGTCAAGCGTTTTGGAAATTTATTTTTACGATTTCATTCAGAAAAAATGCAGGTTGTCAAGTCTTTTTTTGGACAAAAAAATAGGACAATAAATTGTCCTATCTTCCTGGCTGAAAATTTGTTTGTTGTCTATTTAGATTCTTTCAAGTCTAAGCAGTTTTAATTTTCTAGAGAAAGGAAGTCCAATTTAATTTTGGTTATAGTTAAGTTAGCTTTCTCCACCAAGCGATCCAAGGAATCAAAAAATCTGCCTATCGTTTCCAGGTGATCGTGCTGTCGGTTAGTCGGCATAGCCTTCCTGTTTTCTAGCGTTCGATTCCCCCTTCGGTTTTCAAGCGTTTAGTTTGATTCCTCAAACCTAGTTCAAGGGTTAGAGTGCTTTGCGTTTTCTTTCCTCTAGTGACCTTGGTTGCCCTTGGTGGTCAGAGTTCGGAGAGTTGCTTTTCCTCTCATGGGGGTTAGTCGTTTCCTTCTTTCCCTTGTTCCCCTTGAACATGATTTATTATAACCCGAAAATGCAAGTGAGTGCAAGTCTTTTTTGAATTCTTTTTAAATCTTCTCACCTTAAAATTTGCGTCCCTTCGGTTAATGCTTTGCATTAAGCAAATTTTAAGGTGTGTTGGCTCAAATGTCAAGTTTTGTGACAAAAAAAAAGAGGGCAAATTGCCCTCTTATAAATTCTGATTCTTAAAGGAGATTAAAAATCTAATCAGAATTTTCTGAATCCGAAATTGTTTTTGTAAGTTTCTTTATTAAGGAATCCCAATATTTTGTTAGCTTTCCTTTTTGTAAATCTAATGATCTGTAATGTTGGTAGCGAACAAGTAATCTTTTATTGCCCTTTAAAGTTTTTTCACGATTGGAGTTTTTTATTCCCTTTATGCTTTTCGATTGAGTAAATGTTGTTCGTGTATTTTTTTGCGATTGCGTCATATCTTAATTCCCTTTCCAGTTTTACCAGTTGTTTAAATCTTTCGCAAGTTGGTTCTACTGGTATTATAATCACCTCTTGTCCATTTATATTAGTTTTAATTTGCATAAATTTCTTTCCCCCATAATTGCAAGTCATTCACATTTTTTGTATTGGCTCTCAAAATCTTTTGTAATTCTGTTTCCACATAATGTATAAATTCTTTATCTGTAGTTGAATCAGCATTATAGATTTCAGTATAGCCATAAATTTTCTTATTGCTAATTGCCGAATATTTTTCGAAAGCACAGTCCAGGCTTTTTTTCATAAATTTTTCTATATAGTAAGTTTCTATATCAAGCCACCTTAAACCCTTATCAAATGAAAGCCAAATATAACCGATCTCATAATCGGCATAATCTTTTTCAAATGATTTAAACCTTTTTACAGCGTCAATAGTTTTTCCGAATTTAATATATCGTTCTATGATATTTCCTTTAGCTGATTTTTTCTCAATAGATAAAAGATATAAATGTGAATATTTTAAAACATTCAACGGAACATTATATTTATAAATTTTTCTAGTTAATATTTCTTTTTTCATTTTTCCCTATGGTTATGTAATCTCTAATCCACCCAATTAAACCGATTCCAGATGTAAAAAAATATATCCAAAGAGAAGTTATAAAAGTATGAATTGTTAAAATAGTTAGAGCAAAAATAAATGCCATTGCCCTAGATTTTTGATCTGTAAAAAAAGGGGCAACGCCAATAAGCAATGCCCCCATAATGCCAAATATTAAAATGGCTGAATCCATATTAGGATTTTTCCCAGGCTGTTAAATGCCCTAGCTTATTTGTTTTCCAATCAAAGTCATTTACAATGCCTTTAAGCTCAGCCATGATTTTTAAATTGGCTACAGTTATTCCGTCTGCCTTAATTCTATTATCAATTAATTCTGCAAGTTTAACCTTCGGAATGTTCGTTAGTTTCTTTTCCATTTTTTCTCCTATTTTTGAATGTCCATTAAGTATATCAAGTCTCAAAATCTTATCAATAGAGAATGACAAATCAGAGCCTTTAATGTTGGTCAAAAAATGACCAATTTTTAGCGTCACAAAGTTGTCACAAAATTTGACATTTCAGCCGACATGGTTTAAAATTTGTTTATCAACAAAGTTGATTAAATCAAAACAAATTTTAAACCAAGAAGATTAAAGAGAAACCAAAAAGCCAGGCAAGGCAAAGGGGAGAAAATGCCCTATCCCAAAATCGGCGCAAAATAGAGGTCGTCAGTTTATTTTATCATGAAAAGTTGGATTGAGTCAAGCGATTTATCTATATTTAATTTCACAAAATAATTGCTTATCCCCTGGAAATTTCATATAATATATGTATGTTAAACAAAAAAGGAGATAACATGGAAAGAGTGCAAAAAGAATTGGATAATAGAATTAAGCAAACAAGCCTTCGATCTGACTTATGGTCATTGGTTCATGAAGTATCTAAGCTAGATGAGAACCTAGCAAGAAAGTTAGATATCGTATGTAGTGATCTGCAAGAAGTTCAATTCAGATTAGGATTAGATAGAGGTTGTGAGATTGGTTCAGCAACAATATCTGAGTTAGTAGAAATGAAAGAGAATTATAAATTTGGGGGTGATAAATAATGGATATACCTCTACAATTAACCTTGGCTTATATTCCCTTAATATTTGTTATATTAATCTTAATTGGAATGGGGGCGTATGAATATCATATCCCCCCTGTTGCTCATACATTGTTAGTGATATCATCTTTCTTATTGTTATCGTTATCAGTATTATTAATGTTTGGAGTTATAATATAATGTCTAAATTAAATAATTCTGTATATGGTGGAGAAACACATTTTCAAGATATGATAAATAAAATGAAACCTTATAGTGTTCATGTTAGTAGAGACCCAATAGCAAGAATGTTAAAGTTTAGAAAAATTTATCAAGAGTATATTACAACGCTGGGATTAACAGCAAAACAAATTGATTCTCTAACAACAAAGATAGAGGATTTTGCAACAGCGTCTTATGACGCAGGGGAAACGATATGAATAGAGAATTTATCATGGGGTTAATGTTGGCTACCTGTTTTTATATGGTGGTTGTTTTAATAATATGTTTAGCAATGGGAATTCAATTTCCGCATGGGGGTATTTAATATGATTATATTTAATCTAGGTAATGATAGGATCGAAGGAAAAGATATGGCAGAGTGCTTGGAGATAATGAAAACCAAGATGATTATTAGAGCCATGTTTTCTGAAGTACCTGTATTCAATATGGAATTAAACCATTATGAACAATGGCAAAAGGAGGAACGCCGAAAGCATACAGGCATGAAAGAATTATTTTAATCTGTTAGCACACACAGACAGAGGGGGGTTAGTTGACTTCCCTCTGCTCAGTCGCCCAGACCCCTCCGCATGTACAACTTTAAAAAATTTTGAAAAGTCAAAAAAGACGCAGAACTTTGCATCATAATGATGCATACAAAAATACTACTTGACACTCATGTTAGTTTTTGATATAATTCTCATATGGCAAAGACACAAATATCGACAAGAATAAGCCCAGAAGGACTGGAAATTGCAAACGCTTACCTAGAATTAGGAAGTATCCCCGCTGTCTGCTCTCGACTATCAATAAATGAGGCAAAAGCATCGGAGTACTTACAAAAGAGAGAGGTTAAAGCATATGTTGATCAAGTTTACCTAGATACTGGATATAGAAATCGCTTTAAGTTAGCAGAAGTACTAGATACTTTGATAGATGCGAAAATGGAAGAAGCAGAAGAAAGTCAAGTATACACTAGTAAAGATTTGGCAGATCTTGTAGGTATGGCACATAAGATTCGTATGGATGAACTTAAAGCACAGACAGAACTCGAAAAAGCAAAAGCACAAACAATCAAAACTCAAGTGAATATACAGGATAATTCACAAGTACCGTTTGGACAAGGAAATTATGGGGAGCTTATGAAAAAACTTCTCAAAGATACTAAATGATAAATCATAGTGAACAAAACAAAACGTACATTCTCTTCTTTAGTAAGAATGCCCTATCAGGATGCGATAGCGGTTGTACTGCATTGCTACGACTTTCACATGGAGATGTGCGCCAAGACTCCTGAAGATAAAGAGTTTCATATAAAACAAGCTGATAGACTACGAAGCTGGCTGAGTGATGTAAAACAATACATCGAGAGGAAAGAAAGTGAATAAAACATTATTAGGTCTTATGATTTTATCGGCAGCTTATTTGCCTGCAGAGATACTTCTCATAGACAAAGAAATATATCAAGTGATGTATGATACAACACTAGAACAACCACTAAGTGTTAGCTACATGGTTACAAACCGCCCTAAAAATGCAGACCGCAAGGGCATGAACTTCAAAAAAGAACCCAACATTCATACTAGTGATGATAAAGATTACGTAAACAATGTATGGGATAAAGGTCATATGGCACCCGCTGCACATTTCTCTGATTCTAAAGAAAATCTACTATTAACTTTTAGTTATTTAAACTCCGCACTACAGCATGAAAAACTAAATAGAGGCGCTTGGCGTTTTTTAGAAGCAGAAGTGCGCAAATTATCAGAAGGAGCAGATATACACGTAAGAAATATAATAATGTTTTCTGAAAACTCAGAGAAATTACCAACAGGAGCAACCATTCCAGACGGATTCCAAAAAATATTACACTTTCCTAGTACGGGAGTGAAGAAATGTTACTTTTTTACTAACGAAGCACCGGATATGAAATGGCAAGAAGCAGAATATGAATGCTAGTGACGTTTTTACACTAATCGCAGAAGTTGGAGCACCCATAGCAGGTGCACTTATTGCAGGTATCTTTATATTTGTAATTATGCAACAAATTATGGGAGGCGTAGTCGGACAGATTGCAACTCTTAAAGGCTTTTGTGAAATGTTAGTAACAAGAATTAAAACAATGAACAACGATATGATAAGACTAGACACAAGCGTAAGCGCAGCACTAGACTTATCACCAGATTTAGATAGAATAGCAAGAGCAGAAAACTTTGTAGAAGATGGGAGCATAGATGTCAGAAGAGACTAGTGTTTGTTT